AATTAGGGCATGGGATGGTTCTGTCCTAGCATCGCACAGTAACAATACAGCCATTCACGTTAATAGAACCTTAACAATTGAAAGGGGTGTGAACGGCACAACCTCAGCTTCCCATTCAGATGAAGCATCAATCAGTAAATATACCCCTGATACAGATATATCCAGATGGTGTATGGCTGAAGCTATAGCAACCTATCATCAGGAACACGCTGGATGGGGCGTTATTGTTGGCACTGGCACAGGGGCAACCACACTGGATGGTAGAGAGTTATCACAAATGCGTCAGTCTATGGTGGGTTACTATCGTAAAGCACGAGAGGCGGTAATCTGATGCCAGATATAGATATGACAATGCAAGCTCGCGGCGCACTGTTCCGTAAAAGCAAACAGATTGTTGATAAGGTATCTAGGGGATTTCTACAGTATGCAGTAGAACTTGGGGAGGAGCGACTGAAGGAACAGGCAAACCCCAAGCCGATGGGCGTTTTCCTGTCTGTGCAAGAAGCACGACCCAACCAAGACAGTAGAGGTAACTATTCAAGAAATATCCAAGGCGAAGTAACCAGCAATACCGCAGCTTATATCAGTGACGGAGGCGTAACATATGGCTCATGGCTTGAAGGCACATCCTCTCGGAATAACACTACGCAGTTCAAGGGCTATGCGCTATTTAGAAAAACAAGTACTTGGTTACAAAAGGAAGTGTACAAGCATCGTAAGAGGTTTGAACGAGAATATGCGAGAAGATTAAATGGCGTTTGAGATTAAGAATACATTACACGCAGTAGAAACCTATGTGCAGAACTTGGGTCTGTTTTCCACTGTCCAAATCGGTGAGCCGAAACAGGCTGTAGGACAAGGATTACACGCTGCTCTCTATATGCAGTCGGTATCAATAACAACTATATATCTTGGAGGCGATACAAGAGAGAGTCATGTGGTTCAACTGAGAATCTACAAGGATATGCTTGCTGAATACACAGACCCACAAAATAGTCTTGAAGCAGAGGTAGCATCTGCTGTATCTAAGTTAATGAGCAACCTGCTAGGTGATACTGATTTAGAGTCCAGTGTTATGTCGATTGATGCTGGAGGCATAGATGGTACGGCAATGTCTGCGACTTATGGATATGTAACTATCGGTGGTGTTATGTACAGGGTTGTGGACATCTCCATCCCTCTTATCGTTAATGGTAGTGCAACACTCGTAGGGACAGGAGTATAGCCATGACGGTAGTCGGAATACGTTCACTGTATGAGACAGAAGAAGACAGAGGGCGCGAAGGTAGTTTTATAGAGGAGTTATGTATAACGTGGAAATGTGAGGCAGTTAAGCTGCCCATCCACTACAAGTTGGATTTTGCCCTAATGAGGGATGGTGTTATAAGGGCGTTTCTGGAGACGAAGATTAGGAAGTATGTGATGGATTACTTTGATACATACATGATTTCGATGGCTAAGGTGCTTGCAGCTAGGGAATACTCAGCTTTTGCTGGTATTCCGTCCCTGTTAGCTGTCAGGTGGAATGACGGGGATGGATTTATAGGCTTGCACAGTATGAAGGATTTTGAAATTGGTTTTGGTGGACGTAGAGACAGGAATGACCCACAGGATATGGAGCCTGTTGTTTTTATACCGATTGAGAACTTTGGGAGGTTAAAAGTATATGGCGAAACAGACAGGGTTAACAGATAACTTTTACATAGACGGGCATGACTTATCGGGTAATGTTACATCTGTAGATACTATATCTGGTAGTAAGGCTGTATTAGATGTACCAGTGATAGAGTCTGCTGGGATGGAGAGGTTGGCTGGGCATGGTAACGGAGAAATATCATTTACGTCATGGTTCGATGATGGGACAAATCTGGAGCATACGGCACTGTCTGGTTTGCCCACTACTGATGTAGTTGTCCTGTATACCAGAGGAGTAGCTAGTAATTCACCAGCAGCAGGGCTGTCTGCTAAGCAGATTAACTATGATGGTTCTAAGGGTTCAGATAAGGCACTAACGCTGAACGTCCAATGTCTCAGTCAGGGCGTGCCACTAGAATGGGGTGTGTTGTTAACAGCAGGAGCGATTACCCAATCTAGTTCCGGCTCAGAGTCCTCCAAGGATGACAGTGCGAGTAGTAGCAGCGGAATCGCAGCGTATCTTCAGATGATAGATATTAACAGCGGTACTCCTACTATTACGATTGAACATTCAGCGAATAACTCAAGCTGGTCTACCCTACTTAGCTTCTCGGCAGTTGCCAATGGTAATGAACCTGCTGCTGAAAGGAAAGAGGCTTCTGGTACAGTGAACAGATATTTGAGGATTACATCAACAGGGACATTCAGCAATGCCAAATTCGTAGTCGCTTACAGGCGTGGAGAAACTGTAGATGATACAGCGTACTAATATCTATCAGGCTACTTGGCCTAAGTCGAGTCATTGGAGGAAAGCAACTTGTGAAGAAGTCGATTGTCCTCATTACTTGATGGGCTGGGTCACTAAGGTATTGGTTGGAAGCGACATGGACGATTATATCAAGGAAGTAAGTAAGTCTAGAAAATACAAAGTTGTTAGAGAGGGGGATTTGAACGCATATTATTTCGATGTAGGGCAGCAATGCTTTGGAGGGGAGGCTGGCACACACTACAAGAAACTGGAGCGTGGAGCATGGCTGACCAAGAACGCAGTAAATAGAAGCCCTCTGTTCTTAGAGCAAACTGCTATGGAAGCAGAGAGGTGGATAGATGAATTTAATGAAGAATCGCATAGAAGCAATATAGGGAGGTAGATATGGCTAAAGAAGCACCAACTATGACAGTGGCAGTAGATGATTCGGGTGGGTCTGCAAGGTCAATAGAGAACGACCTGACATCCGTGGATTGGTCAATCCCAAGAGGGGTACAGGATGTAACCGGAGTAAACAAGTCAGCAATAGAGAGGCTTCTGCTTCTGGCTGACTTTAGTGCTACGCTGAATGGCGTATTTAACGATGCGTCTAACCTGTCTCATGCTGTCTTTGCGACAGTTAGCAGTACATCTGTGGCACGGACAGTTACGCTGGTTATGTCAGGGCAGACCTTGCCCAACGAAGTGTTCTTCACAGACTACTCGCTCAGCCGTTCCTCATCTGGAGAACTGACATTCACAGCACCATGTGTTCTCACAGGCGGAACAGTGCCGACGTGGGCGTAAGGGAGCATTATGGTAGTTAAGACGCAGAGCAAAGGTTTTCGTCTCCAGAAGCGAACAGCGAGACTTGTTTTCTCTGGAGACTATGAAGGAGCAGAGATTGTTGTTCGGCTGGATGTACCAGTGAGTGTCTTTATTGATATTCAAGATATGGTAGCGAATAACGACCAGCTGCGAGTTTTTGAGATATTTGGGGAGAAGGTTCTGGCAGAGTGGAATCTTGAGGACGATGATGGCCAGGCACTTCCAGCAACTGCAAACGGCATGAAGGATGTGCCGTTGCAATTTGCCAACCTAATAATAGAACAATGGGTGGAGGTGAGTACGCAACCCCCAGACCCTTTAGAGTAGAACTGGAGCGTTGGAAGGCAGTAGCTGGTGGCATCGACAGAGAGGGTAATGTTATTACCCCTCCGTGGATACTCCAGAAGGCAAGGCTGATAGATGGGCTGTGCCAAAGGTATGGTTGCTTACCTTCTCAGTTATTAAAGGAGGACATAGACACTATTCTGTTAACGCAGACAGTGCTAAATCTGGCAGGGGATGCTGATGTAGATAAGGGTCAGCGTGAGACACATGATTCTAAATTAGACCAGTTAGCAAATATATCGCAAAGGTTATAGCATGGCAAATGAAGTAATCATAAATGTAAAGGCTAATACAGATAAGGCCAAGTCTGGTCTTAAGGGTATTGGCGAAAGTCTGACCAAGGTATCTAGGGCGGCAGGTATTGCTGCCAGTGCTGTAGGTGCTTTTGGTGTGGTGGCTATCAAGAGCTTTGTTACTGCTTCTATGGAACAGGAGAGGGCATTAGCGACCCTTGGTCAAAGTATAGAGAATACAGGCGTTTCCTTTGATACTGTTAAAGATAAGATTCTTGGCACTACCGCTGCACTCCAAGACAAGACCAACTTTGGAGATGAGCAACAGATTCGCACTCTCACAGTTCTCACTACAATTCTTGGTGATGTTGATGCTGCTATGCTGGCATTACCTGCTGTTATGGATGCGGCGTCAGCATCCGGACTTGGGATGGAAAGCGTTGCCAAAACAATGGGCAAGGCACTAGCTGGGCAAGTTCATCAAGCAGAGAGCGTTGGTGTTACTTTCGATAAGACAGAAGGTTTTACCGAAAGGCTTGCAAAGGTTTTAGGTAAAGTAGGTGGGGTAGCAGAAGCAAACGCAGACCCATTTGTTCAGTTAGGTAACGACATGGGAGACTTGAAAGAGACTATCGGTAAAGCCTTGATACCGATATTACTGCCCTTGGTGGAGACTCTAAGGGATTTCGCTAAGCGTCTACAGGAGATGAATCCAGAATTTGTTAAGCTGATTGCAATGGTTTTAGCAGGGGTAACAGCCTTTGGACTTATTGGTGGGCCGATTCTGTTGCTGATTTCTATGCTCCCTGCTCTTATGGGTGGGTTAGGGATGATAGCAGCAGGGCTGGGGCTTATCTTGTCTCCGATTGGTCTTGTTGTGGCAGCAGTCGCTGCATTAGCAGTAGCATGGCAACAGAACTTTTTCGGGATACGAGATATAACGCAAGATGTATTTAGCTCTGTAGCAGAGTTTATGGGTAAAGTAATCGACCATATCATCAAAACAATCAATGGCATGATTGATAGGGTGAACAAGTTCGGCAAAATATTCGGTAAAGAGATTCCGCATATTGAGGAAATGGGGGATAAGTTCAAGGAGTTAGGCCAGCGTATCAAAAATACCGCAGGGGATTATCTTGAAGCGGCTAATGACTGGGTCTTTGGTTCAGACAAGATAGCAGGTGCTACCCAAAAGGTAGAATCTGCATGGCAGACAGATTTTATTGCTGCCCCGAAACCCGGAAGTGCAACCTCTGTAGCAGTCGGAGGCCAAGAAGGGGCTGGAACTGGATTTGGTGGTGGTACAGGAGTAGGTGGTGCTAAATCTGGAGTTATGGCATCGCACGACAAATTCTTTGCTGGAATAAATTGGCTAATGGAACAGAGTGAAACCATTACAGGAGGAGGGCGAGCAGTCAGCGAACGAGTAGAGAGGAGTCAGTGGAGGAATATTAACAGAATGGACGCTGATTTACACGATGAAGATGAGACAATGCAATGGGGGATAAGAGACGCCTTAGGGGGAGGGTAAGGAGCAAATATGGCTTGGGCTTTGTCATTACAGAATGACGATACAACAATCAACCTAAATGACGGAACAAGTTATACGGCACTATCGCCGTTTAATGCACCTGTTCCTCCACGGCGCACATCGCTAGGTGGTAGGAATATGAGCCGTCACGGAAGCGATGTAACCAATCGTGTATATAACAATCGCACAGTGACTGTTACTGTGCTGATTAGCGGAACATCGCAGGACAATCTCATTGCCAATATCAACGCTATTCATAGCCTATTGGAAAGGGCATCGGAGTATGCAATATCAGGGTTGGGTTCTCAGGTTATCTTGCGTAGGAAGTGGGAGAACGCCACGAACCAAGTGGACTTTCATGTCTTGGATGGCCTACTGACTATCGGGGATGAGTTTGCAGTTACGCATAGGGTTAATACTAAGGCAGTTGGAGTCTTAAATCTACTCTGCGAGCCGTTTGCCTATGGCGCAGAAGAAACTATCCAGAACTTTGTACTGGACGCAGGATTTGAATCAGCTGGTACTGCACTTGCTGATTGGACTGAAAGCAAGACAGCAACAGGAACTACCGCAAGAGATACATCCGTCAAGAAAGATGGGCTTGCTTCCCTAAAATTAACCATGACCGATTCAGGTGGTAGCGGTCAGGTTATAGAACGCAACCAAGTTCTTGCCGATGTAGATGCTGGAGAGGTCTGGTCGTTCCAATGCTGGGTTAGAG